CTTTTTTTAAAGACAGTTCTGAAAAGTTTTTTAGTCGAGCCATTTAATTCCTCCCCGGCTTATCCCATCCTTTTATAATTTCTGGTGAAAAGTTAGCGTATGAGAATTCCATACGATCAACAATTTTCACAGCATCACCACCAAGTTTGTCAATAGCGACATACCCTTCTTGACCCGTTACCTTATACCCATCGCGAGTCTTAAGAAAAGTTTGTGCGCCATTTAACCTATTTAGTATATTTATAATTTTTAATTTCGCTAGAACTATAGATTTTTGTAAATCAAACATCATTTGTAAACTAACTTTATTTTGTGGTGAAAAGAATTGTAATACATCATCTAATTTTTTCTGTTGAGCGGTTTTACCTTTTTCGCTTTTTCTTTTATTTATCTCTTTTTGAAACTTTTGTTTTATATACGCTATAAGCTTATCAACATGTGTTTTAGTATTACCAACTACTTCACCTTTTCGAACATATGTATTATTAAATGTTTCTATATAGCCAGCAAGAGTCTGATCGTTCTCAAGTGTTTTTAATGTTGTGCTAGATATTTTATTAAATATTCTACCACAATTACTGAGATGAGCATTGACTTCTTCTGTGTCTTTTTTAGTCATTGTAAACTGAGTCATATCTCTAAGCATCGCATCTTGAGACCAAACATTTTTACTAGGTTTAAATTTACTTATGTCTACTCCATAAGATGCTTTCATTGTTTCAAAAGTGGAACCTGTATAAGTTGTATGCCATACGACACCAATCTTTGCAGCTTTAACTTTCTTTGCAGCTTCAGTTCCTGAAGGAATAGCATATACAATTGTATTAGGGTGGAAAGTCAGGTAAGGTTTACCTTTTAATTTTTTTGTTTTAACTTCACCAGAATTAAATAAAAAATCGCCTTGTATTACACCTTTAATACCAAGTTCAGGTAAATATAATAATGCTGCTTTTAATTTCTTATTAAGTTCGCCACTGGTGTCATCATCGATGTCTGCATTTGTTTTGTAAACTTTAGGATTTGTGTTAAATATTCCTTTTTTAGCCACAAAGAACTTACCGTCATTAGGATCTGTTCCACAAAAAACTGCAGGAGCTCCATCCCATTTAACGCTTACATTACCATCTTTAACACCTGCTACCATATCACGCAAAGATCTTAAAGCTAATATAGCTTGTCGAGTTCCATTAACTCCGCCATAGAGAACTTTATCTTCTATATGAGTCATATGAGTATTTTTTTGTTCTGTTATAAATTCTATAAAGTTTATCATTATATTTTCACTCTTGGTTTAATTGTTCCTTGAGTTATTGTATGAATCTGAATATCATTGAAACCAACTTTTTTAATAGTTACTATCTCTCCACCACCACTTGCTGAAAGATTTCCATTTGTATTATTATTGTTCATGAATATGACTGGAGTATTTCCAAAATATTTTTCTGCCACTCTTCCATATTGGATTTCTATTTTTTTCCATTCAGCAGGAAATTTCTTTCTTATTGCATCTATTTGAGTAGTATTAACTTCGTTTTGACCTTTACCTTTAGTTGTTAAGCCCATTTGATTTTTCATCTCAACGGCCTTTGTAACCATATCGCCTAATGGAACAGTTCCACCAAGTTTAAATCCTGTAAGAGTATTAGTATTTTTTGAATAGCTAGCTGCTTTAACTTCATATTTTTTACCAGATATAATAACATCAACTCCAGCAGAGCCACCGCCACCTAGCATTGCTTGATCACATAAGAAATAAAGAGTTGCTTCACCAGGACCTACGCCTTTTAAATTATAAAAATGTAATTTATTAAAATTGTTTTTATTTTCACTTTGTAATTCTTTAATTAATTTATTAGCGACACTCATCTTAATATCGCCTTTTATAGTTTTATCTAAATTAAATTTAGGAAAAAAGTGCATATGAAATAAATGTTGTATTTCAGATTTATATGTTAATGATTCAAAGTCTTTAGCTTGAAGATTGAATGAAGTAATTTTTTGAGCTCTTTTTAGAAACTCAGTATCTAAATCTGCTACGTTCACGGCCGCCATCTCCTTTATAAAACTTCTAAATCTTTGCATAATAATCTCCTATAGTACTATTATACACTATTTATACAAATTTGTACACTAAAAAAGCGCCCGAAGGCGCATTAATTAGATAAAAATTTATTTAGGATTTATTTTTAACAGAAGCTTTTCCTTTACCTGACAAATATTGCACAGTTTGTGGTGGATTAAAATGCTTATTTAGAAATTTTTCTATGATGCTAGATAACCAATCCACGTTAAGCCTCCTTTAATTGATGTACATTATTATATATTATTTTCGACGTGGCTTAGATGTTACAGTTTTGTTAAACCTTTTCTTCTGAGAAGATTTTCTTCTATCTTCTTCACGATAATTAGGATCGTAATGTTCAAATCCGCGTATGCCATTTTCTCTTGCCCATGCTGCAATCATTTCAGGCTTATGTTTATTTCCACTCATTTTCTAAACCTCACTTTATAAGTTTTTCCATTGTAGTTAAATGTAATTGTTGAATGTGAATAGATCGTATCCATTGTCTCTTTATATCGAGTCGTGCTATTACAAACTAATTTTGTTCCGTCTGACGCTGTGCTATTTTGATTACCTAATATACCACCAATAATAGCACCAGCAGTTGCACCGTCTGGTAAATCTTTTGTAATGTTTTGTCCAATCGCACCACCTATGATAGCGCCTAAAAGTGTATCACCAGTTTTATCACCTGAAACTTTTCTTTCAGAACAGACTTCTACGGTGTATGGTGTTCTTTTAATTACAGTTTTAAAATGATTTTGTACATCTGCATCATATGATGGCGCTGCTTGCACTTGTTTAACTGCAAACATAGCAGCAAGAACAAACGCTGTCATTGACATACCATAAAGTATAAAGCTTTTAGTTTTTTCATCCATTATTTATTTCCTTAAGTTGATTAACTAGATCTATAGCTTCTTTTGGAGTTTCTACGAGATGAGTTCGAACTGCATATAATCTTTCAAGTCTTTTCTTTATAGATTTATTTTTGTTCGATCGTGCTTCCCAAAAAGAAATTTCTTTTTCAACATTAGCAATACCTTTAGACATTGCTAATGTGTCGCGTACTACGCTTCTATTTACATTCATTATTTTAATTTCCATAAAATAAATTCTTCACCATTTGCTTTCATGGTGATTGCAGGATCGCCAGATGGTTTAGTCTTACCAACGTACTCCCACTTGTATCCTTCTTTCATCTGCTGATTTGCAGTTTCTCTAAACTCTTGAGTGTCCATGCTGAACATTCCAAGTACTAACACTACGATACCCATTATAATTCTCCTTCTACTTTACATATTGGGGTTGTTTCTACACCGTCGGTATAGTCACCGCTACTATATCTTCGAGTAACGCTTTCTTTTACCAACATTCCGTCTTTAATTCTTAAGGTTATGAGCTCCCTAGACAGGACACCGTCACTGTCTAGGAGATCAAATGCTTTTTTCAAAGGACCATCAGTCATTACACTTTCTCCGCGAATGCTAATGCAGTTTTAAGAGCATCTCTTTTTCTGACTTGGTTACCACCAAACCATGAAGAGTATAATCTGTTATCAGCATTTCTACCTTGAAGATGATCAGTAACATAAGTCACTGAATTAAATGCCTGCCACCAAGAACCTTCAGCAAACTTTGCACCAGGTTGTTGCTCGATAGCATCGAATGCAGCTTTTGCATTCTTAGATAAAGTTTCAACAGATAGTTCTTGATTTTGAACTCTCTTATCAGCAGTTCTTGGAAATACTGTATTATAGTACTCAACAAGATTGTCGATATTGTATCTCTTTGAACCAAGAAATTGAGCCATATCTTTATACTCGTGAAGTTTTGCAGAAGCAATACCTAGAGCTTTTTTGACTTCATTAGCATTGAACTCTGTTCTATGACCAACTTTTACAGATCTTTCAGCCTTAGCTTCAAGAGATAAAGAAAGTGTATTGTTACATACAACTCTGATTGGTGTAAATCTTACATCAATTGAAAACCCATACTTATGAGGGTTAGAAAACAATAAGTAAGATTCGACAGTATCGCCACCAAAGAGATCAAAAGACTCTTTGACTTTGGCTAATGCCCATACAAGTTGACCACCTTTAAGTGAACCTGCTGTGTGCATTTCCATATCACCCTTCATCACATACTCACTGAAGAAGTTAAATGCATCTTCGTTTTGTACTGGATTCCAGACTTGACCGATATTAGTAAGAACTTTATTATCAGAACTTCTTACAAGAGATTTCATACCAGTAGGAATTTGCTTATCACCTACAGTGACGTATGAATCGATTTGATCGACTGTCCAATTAAGACCAGCCTTTTCCATCATTTGAACTGGAGTTAAGTCGTTCGATACAGGAACTCCAAGACCGTGCCACGGTACTTCACCTGCGTATGCCATAGTTTCAACGTTGTGTGCCATTATATAATCCTCCTTATAACACGTAAATATAAACAAATAGAACTTGTACAGTGAGAGTACCCCACACTGCAGTTTCGATTAATGCTTGTTTAATAATTTTATTCATAATATAGACTCCCTTTTCAATCTTATAGTAATATTATACCATACTTTTATCTAAAAGTAAAGGCTTTTTTTCACTTATTTGCATTTTTGTTATTAACATGTTAAAGGAATATCCTTACCTAGAATTTTGTCTTCAACAGACTTAATATGCTTACACTTTCTATAAGCAATACAGTTACAATCAAATCCGCTGTCATACATACGAACTTTGTAATCATCTCCACGAGATCCAGTTACAGGCCACGTAACACCAACGAATGGATGATTACGTGTATTGATTTCATCAGAAGAATGTGCCATTAAGCAGCTTCCTTTGACTTAAGATACGCTTTATCGATAAGAGCGATTGCCTCATCAAGGTTGCGAACAGTTTGTGGACTGTGATCATCCATATCATTCCAGACGATGTCACCAAAGTCAGTAAGCGCGGTCTTAATTTTATCGAGTTCTTCTTTACTAAACATTATGCAATCTCCTTAAAGCCAATTCTTTCACATGTAAATTTTTTAAATTCTTTATCTGAGAACCAGACAGTAAATTCGTCACCAACCATAGAACTTCTAAGAGGTGAACCGTCAAAGTTATAATGAGCGATTGTGATTCTATCGTTTTTGCTTTCAGACCAAGATGAAAAAACATTTTGAGTTTTTTCGAAAGCATAATTGAGTGCTTTATCGGCGTGTACGCAAGGTGTCTGGACTGAAGCGGCTGTGTAAGGTATTCCGCCGTGATCGTTATTGAAGGTGATTGTAACTAACATTATATAAACTCCCGTTAAATAGTTAATTTTTTATTTTATAATACTATTATACCATGCTTTGAGACAAAAGTAAAGGAAAAAATTCACTTATTTCAAAGTTTGTGATTAACATGTTAAACAGTACTATCTTTATAGTG